CGAACCCCTCCTCGGCATCAAGATACTGGCGACGGAGAAGCTGCAAGGGGACATCGAGGTCACCGGAGTTTGCGAGAGGAGCAAGGTGTGGGTGCATAATGGGTCGGCCTGGGTCAAGCTCGATGCCGACAACCATGCTTGGGCCACCTACGACCTGCTGGTTCAAGGGAGCACCACGCACCCTTCGTACAACCCCACGGACTGGACAGATGCCCTACCACCGTATGGGTGCGGGATACCCTACACCCGGATTGATTACGCATCCTTCCTCGCCTGGGCCACCCTCATTGATTCCCTAAACCCAGACTCCAGCGGCACCCCCCTCGGCTATCATCTCAACATTGTCTTCGACGACTTCATGTCCATCTGGGAAGCCGTGACCATGATCGCCTTCGAGGGACGTGGCGCGGTGATGCCTTACGGGGCGAAATATTACGCCATACCGGATCAGGCCGCTGCCGCAACCAGCCTCATCTGCGAGGGGAATATCACAGTCAACTCCCTCACCCAGACGTGGGCGGACAGGAGCAAGAGGGTCAACTCGATAGAGGTCACGTACAAGAACTCCGCCGCCGGATACGACGACTCCACCTTCATCGCCCGGACTGCGGCGTGGTTCGCCAATCAAGCCCTGACCGACTCCATGCGGCAGACCCTCTACGGAACCACCACCTTCGCCCAGGCGTACCGGATTGCCCAGTACATCCTCAATTGCAATGAAGCCCTGAAGCGGATGGTCAACCTCGAGATGGACGTTGAAGGACTCGACATTGGGGTGGGCGATGTGGTGAACCTTCAGCATACCGCAATGGGACTTGGGGTCGGGGGCAGGATTGTCAGCTATGAAGAGAACCTGCTGAACAACCCATCCTTCGACGAGACAGCATTCCCCGGCACGACACCAGCTGATCAACATTGGGATTTATGGGACAACGATCCCGGAATATATCGGGCGCGGGTGTTGACAGGGGAGGATATGACCCCTTATGGTATGCCTGGACGAGTAGCGCAGACGTGGTCGGGAGTGGCATCGTGGTTCCACTACTCCTCCAACGCCCTGTATGGACTGCAACAGGAAGTGGTGGCACTCCCCAGCACAACCTACACCATCTCCGCTTACTGTTGGATAGAGAATCCCACCATAGTGCCCACCTTCGCGCTGCGCCTGCTATCTCACGATAATCAGGCTGAAACCTCCTACGTCCACACGGATGCCGACAACAATCTGATCAATCAGTGGCAGAGAGTCACATTGACCCTGACCACCGCCGCCGATCAGGATCATCTTACCCTCTGGGTCGGAGGTATTGGGAAATGTTTCTGGGATGCCGTAATGGTGGAGAAGGCGGCGGCGGCGTCCAACTGGAACTATGTGTCGAGAATCAACCTCGACCGTACCGTGACCCTCGCCGGGGGAACGGTGTATGGGTTGACCGTGAGGAACACGGCAGGGGTGATAGAGACCCGCACCAATACCATCGACACAGGCGACGTAACAGGAGTCAGATTCGCCACTAGGTGGGCAAACGCACCCGAACCCTACTCACCTTACGCCTTCGGGGTCAGCCTGACCTACATGAAGCTGTTCCGGGTCATCGAGGTCAGGCGCGGGGGAGACATGCGGAAGCGGCTGACCCTACTCGAGTATGATGCGACTGTGTACGCGATCGACGCCATACTCCCGGCGGCGCTTCCCCATACCAATATCCTTGGGCCGGGCGGAGCAGACAAGGCGGCTCCGGAGACGTTCAATGTCGCGGCGAACCTAACCCTGAGCGAGTTCACATCGCGGCGGCCGACGGGGGAGTATCAGAGCAACATCGTAGTCGCCTGGACACCGTCGGATATGGCGAGGTGGGGGCAGTGGGAGGTGCTGTTCAGGGATATCGACTCAGGCGACCCGAACTGGGTTGGGGTGTGGGCGGCGGGAACATATGATGCCTACGACAAGGTGACGAAGGATGGTAAGGCGTATATCAGTCTCGTTGACGGGAACGCAGGGGTACCATTCTCAATATAAGGAGCAGGTGATGCCGATTGTGCTGAAATCGAGATTGTACGCTAGGAAATGGTCGCCTGAATGGGGATGGGTTGACGTAGGGCTGCTGGGAACCAAATGCGTCACCAATGCCTTCGTGGAGTTGCTGGTGGATTATCTACAGGGTGGATATTCCGGTATCGAGCCGATTGATTCATTCAGGTATCACGACTGCGGGACAGGGACGACTGCGGAATCGATAGCAGACACGGAACTGGAAATCCCATCCGGAATGGCAAGGGAAGAAGGGACACAGGAGGAAGGAGAGGGTGCGTGCATATACCGATCGGTAGCCGTAATAACCTCCACCATCTCCGGAACGACCGACATTACGGAGCATGGGCTGTTCAACGCGGCAGCAGACGGGATACTGATGGACAGGACTGTGTTCAACGCCATCAGTATCGACTTTGGGAACGAAATCGAGTTCACCTACGAGCTTCCTGTGCTATCAGGGGGGTAAAATGCGGGTATTTGTTCTATGTGAAAACAGTGAGGATGGTACGCCGCTGGCGGTCACGACGGACAAGCGCGTATTTGACCTATTCAGCGCACACCAAGCTGCTGTGAAGTCTCTTGATGCGGCTCATAGCGGTGCGGGAATATCCTTCGCAGACAGATTGAGACGGGTTGAGGCGGAATATGAGAAGGCAAAACAGGAATTGGGAGTGGGCGGTTATAGTTACCATCTCGTGATTCCTGTCGAACTGATTCTGGTAGGAGGATGACATGGCCGATACTGTCAGGACATATGCTGCACTACAGGTGCTTCTCGCCAATAATATCACGGGTGATATTTCACCTCAGGATGTCCGGGATTTCCTTGCCTCCACCTATAATTGGGTGAACGCGGTTGCTGGAGGAGCAGGGGCTATAGCATTTGCCGGAGGCAATGTTGGTATCGGTGTACTGTCTCTCTTAGATAGGCAGCTTTGTGTACAAAGTGCAGAGGACTGGCCGGTAAAAATTATAGGCCAAAGGGACGGTACAGGTGCGGTAGGCGGGGTGCTTATAGGTAGCAGATCAGCCGGGAAAGGAACCATACAAGGATATGATGACAGTACAACTGTGGATTTATTATTCCAAACGGAGGGGGGTAATATCGGCATCAAAATAGGCGCAGGAGGCACTCCATCAGCCGCGCTCGATATAAACTCGGATATCCTGCGCCTCGAAAACGCCAAAACTCCTGCCACCG